TTTTTGTGCGTCTAGCTGCAATTTCATCATGTCAGACTGCATCTTGCCCTGCGCCTTCATCTGCTCAGCCTGCAAGAATGCGGCGTTTGGATCTTGCGCCTGACCCTGCTGCGCCATCATGGCCTGCTGTTGCTGCTGCATCTGTAGCATCTGCATTTCGATTTCCGGCGTAATTGGCGCGAAATACCGATCAGCATTGCGCACGCCTGACAGCGCCAGACTGTCTGCCAGCGTGTTGCGGATATTGGTCAAGCTTACCAAGCCGTTCATTGGGCCATATTGTTGGTAAACCATTTGCTGCATCTGCAACGCTTGCTGCAACGCCATCTGCTTTTCTTCTTCGCGACCAGTGCCAAGCCCGACGTTGATGCTGATGTCCATAGACGTATCCCAGACGCGTGGATCGACGGGGATAAACTGCCCGTTCATCCGCATCATCTTTTCCTCGTCCATGTTTTTATTCATTAGGCGCAGCATGACGCCAAACAAGTCACGCAAACCGTCAGCCAAGTTACGCACCATCACCTCTGTCTGGCCCGCAGCAGCCTGCACAGACGCTTGAACGGCTGCTTTTGTGGTAGACTGCAATGCGTCTGGATTAAGCCCCACAGAGGCGCTTGTAACGCCTGTCTTCTGCTCTGTGAGCTGATCCATATATGCCAGCGCAGATAGCGTCTGTCCGGCAACAAATGGCACGCTCAGATCCTGCACAGATCCGGCTTGGCGCATTCTGACAAGTGACCCGATTTCGTTGTTCAGCACATCGTCGATATTTACTGCGCCGTCCACAATCCCAATGCGGGGGTTGTTGGTCATCGCCACGTTATCCAAGATGCCACGCAGAATAGACGTCGCTGCGTCCTGATCGTTTTCCACTAGCTCAGAAAGGCTGTGGCCGTACCAGCTATGTGGCTCTGGGTCTATCTCAAACTTGGCAAACGGGATTTCGTCGCACGGCATGAAGTCTAGCAGTTCGTATGATGTGCCGCCGCACAGAAACTTATACAGCACCGGCACGCCCGTACCGTCCACATCCATACGCATGTAGGCTTCTGTGATGCCCACAAGCTTCATGGCCGGATCTAGCTCGTCTTCGTCCGACAAGTCTTCCTCGTAGCCTTGGCGCTCAAGCACCTCTGCGCCGGTCATGTCGTTTGTGCCGTCAAACGGCGTTAAATTTGATATGACGTCAAAGTCAAAGCCCATCTCGACCAGATCGCCAACGCGCATGTCTGTGCGGTGGGCCACCACATATGCGTCATCAAATGAGCGGCAGTCGCGGTTTACGAAGAACTCTTCTGGCGGGATGCTTTCTATGCGCAGCTCGCCCTTCATTTCTGTGCGGCTAATCTTGACCGAATGGACAGGAAGCTCGATCTGCATGCCCATCTGATCCATCTCGATGGACATTTCCATCGTATGCTCAATCACTTCCACGTCATCTTCTTGGATCAGAAACGTGTATTCATCATCAGACAAGTCGGTGTAGGTGTATATCTCTGCTACTGGGTAGTCGTGCCAATACGCCTTCACGATGCCCTGCTTCTTGACCATAGCGTCTTGGAATGCGTCGTTTAGCACGCGGTATCCGTTTAGGCGCGTAAACTCATGCTGGATAAAGCTGGTGGCCTGTTCTGCAAGCGCAACGTCTTCTGGGCCTTTCGGGATAAACTCTACCGGCCTTGCGGTGGACATAAAGATTCGCATCAGGCTTGGCTTTACGGAGCGTATCGTGTCGCGCACCTTCGTTGACACAACCTTGCTGCGCCCGTCTTCATGGCCAATATCAACCTCGCCGTCGTAGTAGCGCTGCGCCTTGATGCGGTCTTGGCTGATTTCGCTTTCAACGAAGTCAACGGCATCGCTGATCGCATTCTGCACGATGCTTTCGATTTCACGGCGATCTTTTGGCTGTGGTTGCATTTTTATGTCCTATTCGTTTCGTGCATCTTACCGCGTTTGCGTCATTTGCTCAATCAGTTGCGGGGCCATCACAGGAGCCGCGCGCTGCGCTCCGGCTTGCGCTGCGCCAAGAATGCGGTCGACAGCCTGCTGAAGCGCCATCATGCCGCTCTCGTCTTGCAGCGCCCTGCGCACAACGTCGGGGTTTTCAGACACTAAGACGCGCACAACTTGCTGGCGCTGGGCGTCGGTGAGCTGTGGCGCTGACCTTTGGACAAACTTTCCGGCAAGGCGCATTAAATTCATCACGTTGGGCGACGTCAAAGCCTCGGCGACTTCACCCGCCCCAATGTCTCTCCCCTGACGTGCTGCCTGCGCTCCTGTTATCGCAGTCTGCGACCCGCCAAGGATAGATGACGCCGCAGCTTGCGATCCCGCAGCACGTTCTATTCTGGCCATTAAGTCAGGCAATGCGTCTTCCGGCATCACGATTGACAGGATCTGGCTTTCCTTGCGCTGTGGGTCAGATAAAGCGCCCATCATGCTTTTGCGAGAACCCATGGACATACGGTTGCGCAAAGCTTGCATCACTCCAGAGCGGTACGCCTTCACGGCGGCGTCACCCTTCGCCATAACGTCAGCGAACTCAACGGCCACTGCGTCAGGCGTCTTAGCCAACGCCTTCTGGCCGTTTTCAAATGCCTCGCGTGCGCCTCTGACTGTCGCCGCCTGAGCGCGCGTCGCGGCAAGCTCTGGCGTCGCAACGTCAAGCGCGCCGCGCAACCCTGTTTCAAGCTCGGATATAGCCTCGCCAGCGACGCCCTGCGAAGCCTGATAGCGCGCTCTGGCTGTGCCAGATAAAGCGCGACGCACAGCCTCTGCCTCGGCGACTGACGGCTGACGTGTAAATGAAACCTCGTTATCCTTTGACACAGAGAAAAACGGCTTCTGGCCAGTAGACGCAAGCAACGCCTCTTCGACTTCCTTGGCCGCTGACGGCACCCTGCGCAATGCTTCGGCCAGCGTTGACGTTACATTCTCCGGCGCTGGCTGCGTCTTAAAGGGCGCATACGCCGCAGTCTCGGCTGCCTTGGCCTCTGCCTCTGTGGCCTTCATCCCGCGCAGAATGTTTGGGTCATCCACGTCTGACAGGTATCTTTGCATTTCTGCCATAGCCTGCTGGCGGCCTTGCTCCGGCCTGCGCTCCAGCGCTTGGCGCAATTCGCCAGCAGCTCTGCCACCTGTTGCACGATAGCCACGCACGGCATCTAAAAGCGTTTTATTCTCGGCCATAATGCGGCCAGACGCAACGCCCTCCACAATCTCGTCAACGCTCATGCCGCTTTCTGCGGCCAGACGCTGAAGCTCCGTCTCTACAACTTTAGCGCCTCGACCGCCAAGTTTTCTACGCGCAAAATCTACAACGCCAACAGCAGCGCGCTTTATTGGCTCTGCCGCAGCATACATGCCTGCGCCGCCTGCTGCGCCTATGCCTGCGCCAATCACGCCGCCCGTAAGGCGCTCGCTAACGTCTTCACCTTTTCCGATACCCGTCAGCGCGCCTTGAGCGCCTGCAACGGTTGCAGCGCCGACCAGAGACTTGGGAGCCGCAACCCCGATAACCTTGGCCATCGTTGGGAACTTAGACGCCAAATTAGCAAGCGTTCCAACGCCAGCAGCCCCAGCCGTAAACAGCGACCCAATGATAGCGGGAAGTGCTGCGCCGGAAAGCTCAGCGGCGAAAGCCTCTGCGGGTCTGGCTTGCTGGTATTCAGCCAGCGCCGTTCTGGTTTCAGCAACCAAATCATCATATTCACGCGGCGAAAGCGTTGACCTGATTGCCGCTTCGATTTCATCCGCGAAGCCAAACGTCACGCCCTGCGCAAATGCTCTGGTGCGCTGCGTCGGTGTCTCTGGGCCTGCTGCTGCAAGGTCTGCCGTAAAATCAACCATCAGTTAAAGCTCCCCGTGTCTTGCCACTTCTTGCGCTCTTCCTCAGTCTTGCTGCGCCAGATTGACTCCCACTGCGTCTGCGTTAATGGCTGGCCATTTGCCGTTGCACCAGCCGGTACGGGAGGCGTGGGGGCCGGAATAAACTCAGGCGGCGACTGGTATAGCTCACCCTTGTAGCCAAACTCAGGAAGCGCCTTCTTGGGGTCAAAGCCACGCGCAATGGCGATCTCTTCGTATGTCTGATAGATTGGCCGCGCCTGCTCTTCTGCGCCTTGATACAATTGCGTGGCGCGGTTAACAAAGTCTGCGCGCTGCTCTGGCGCAAGTCTTGTGCCTCTCTCGATCTGCTCGACAGCAGCTTGTATTCTTGGGCCAAGGCCACCAGCTTTTGCGGCTGCCGCAAATTCGCTCTCACGAACAACTGAAGCTGGGTCTAGCACCTTCATGTAGTTAAAGATCAACGCCAAGTCGCCAGCGGCGCTGGGATCTTTGGCCGATTTAATGATGCGCGTGTACGCCTCTGTAACGTCAGAAAAGTTTTTGATACGCGACAGGCCCGTAAACTCTTTCCGCAAAGCCTGCACGTCTTTAAATGTATCCTTTGGCCCCTTTAGGCGCTGCTGCATTAACGCTGACACAGCGCCGCCGACGTCGCCCGTGGCGCGCGCCATCTCCAGCATCTGAGCGGCCAGAGGATCGGTAGCGGCCTGCGTGGCCAAGTATTCCATCGTCCTATTCTTACGTGCCTCTGCCTGCCGCTGCGTGCCGCGCGCCCTGATCGCCTCGCCGGCGCGCATTTCCGGCATAATCAGCGGATCAAGCGCCGCAGCGAATTGCTCCGCTCTACTTAGTCCGGTTGTCGGGCTTTGCTTGCCAAGGTAATCCATGATGCCGCCTAAGCCGCCTCTGCGCTGCTGCGGCGCTGCTGCGGCCTGCGGGCGATCCTGCCGTAGCGCCGACAGTGGCGCGCGTGGCCCTGCTTGTGGAGCCGTGCCGCTGGCCAGCATCTGCATGCGCAGCTCTTCTTCGCGCGCCCTATCCATTGGAGTTGCCATGT